AACTAAAAAACATGGGCTTCACGGTGGCTTTTATCAGCAAGATAACCGGCATCAAGAAAGGGAAATTAAATAATCTGTTTTATCTGTGTTCGGCTAAATTCAGCAAAGAAGAAACTTATATTTCAAACAGGTTTTATTCAGATGCTGTTCGATTCATGGAGGGTTGGAAGTGAGACTACAATATAAAGTAACGTATCTATTCGAAAAGAAACCGCGCAAATATATGGTTCGAGCAACAGACGGTTTTGAGGCTGAAAAGAACTTCTTATCATGGGCTAAGGACTTGCCAAGCCATGTCAGGGTTGTGAGGGTTGAAAAATGCACACTATGATGGATATACACCAGGTAAACGAACTGCGAGCAAGATCAGAGGTATTAGATTTGCTTTCAAACGTAGTTGATGAAGCTTTGGAGATGATGAAGCCTTATGAACTACTATTACAGCCTGAAGAACTCAGGATATTAATTGAACTTGAAGCTATAAACGGGGCAGCATGATGTATTATTGTTTTTTAGCTGTACTAATAGCTTTCGGTATTGGCTGCATAGCAGGAGTAAGCATTAAAGCTGATAAAGTTCAGTATCAAACAAACTTAGCGAAGTTTGAAGTAATGTATGAGAAATGTATGGGGCATAAAAAAGGAACTGTTAGCGAGTGTCAGAAGCTTGCAGAGTTTAAATCAAAAACATGCGTGACGGGATGCGAGTAATGAATATTATTTTTAGAAACGACGGGCTAGGACTTTGCAGAGTAAACCGAAACGGTGTTGAAGTAGAGTTTAATTACGAAAGTGTAAACGGAAGTTGGATGCTTACTGAATATTCAGCTCTACGCGCTCAGAATATTGGAATTTGGAATAGGCTAGAAGATACGCTCAATGGAAGCACAGAGTATATTGAAGATGAACAGCAAGAAGTAAAAGAAAAGAAGTATGACGTTTATTTCAAAGACTTCTCAGGGTGCGACGAGGCAGACGTTTATCAGGTACACCATAATTTTAAGCTAATCGATCCAAGCGGCTGCAAGCATCACGCAAGCAAGAAGATTCTATTGTCAGGCGTTAGAACTGGCGGAAAAGGTGAGTACAAAGATATTGAAGAAGCGCGTGACACATTAAACAGGTGGCTAGAAATAAATAAATAAATAACATACAATAAAAGAGTATAAAGAGTGTGAATTTCCCTATTTGGCGGCTTTCAGGTTTCCCCTACCTGAGTTAGTCGCTTTTTTTTGCGTAATGGTTTATTATTTAAGCAATTCATGAGGGTTTGTTATGATTGTCAAAAACAACGCAAGTATAGACGGCTGTAGATCACAGATACTTGTCGCTGCAATCACGATAATAGAGCCAGCATTCATAGAGTTTGGCAAGCCTTGCGTAATCACGTCAGGCACAGAAAAATACAAGCACTCCGCAGAAAGATCAGCACATTATCGCGGTGACGCTTTAGACTTCAGAACAAGATTCTTCGCAACAGACTCAGAAAAACATTTATTTTTAGACGTTCTAGTCGATAGGCTAGGAAAAGATTTTGTTGTAATACTCGAAAAAACACATTTACACGTCCACTGGTCGCCCGTTTATGAATTCTAGACTAAGGATAAGGAGTACTGATCCAGTGATTGACTGTGATGAAGAGATATTAAAGCTAAGAACAAGACTAGACAGCCATATTGACGATTACAGGGCGCATATTTTAGAAGAAGAACGTAGATATATACAAGATATGCAGAAACAAGACGCTATTGCTAATAACATTGATAACCTTATCAAGTCGCTTGAGTTACAAGTGGAAGCAACAAAAGGGCTAGTAGATGCTTGGAATGCTGCGACTTTCTTGCAAAAGTTTATTAAGTGGTGTTCTGGATTCGCGGCTGTAGGTGTTTTTTTTGCTTGGTATAATGATTTTTTCACAAAGTGAGTAAGTATCATGGAACAATATATTGAACTAGGCTATCAAATTGTAGTTGGTTTATCGTTGGTAGTAACTGGCGCAACTGTTTTAGCTAAACTGACAGAAACAAAGAAAGATGACGAGATTATTGCTAAAATAGACAAATGGTTAAAGGCTATTGCTAACCTTAAAAAGCCACAAAAATAATGGAATGGCTTATAGGCTTAATTAGTTTAGGCGTGTTATGGCTTGTGTTTGTAGTTGTTGGTTTGTTCAGGCAAAGAATTGATATTGTAGAAGAAGAGGCCGAACACTTAACCGGGGTGGTCAATGTTAGAAGGAATGCTGAAGAAGCTAAACATAATGATCCTGATGCTATTAATCGGGTGCGCGACCGTTTCAACTCATGATTCATGTATCGCTTATAAGCCGGTCAGAAACTATTTAGAATGCCCTGTATCGGTTATTGATCAGATCGACGTTAACAACTTTGTTTACATGGAGCTTTGCGATGATTAAGCGAATATTGTTTTTTATGCTTTTAACGTCAATAGCTAGTGCTACTGATATTTTATTAACGTGGGATTTACCAACGGAGCGAGAAGATGGTTCAAAAATTGAAAGCATTGATCGATTCAATCTTTATCAAACTATTGGAAATGTTCTTCAAGGTGTTGTCGAAATTCCAGCGGGTGCTACTTCTTTTCAATTATCTGAAGTTGAAACAGGCATTCACACGTTCGCGATCAGCATAGTAGAACTTGGCCAGGAAGGCGCTTTATCAAACCCGATAAGCTTTAATGTAACTGATAAAGTTATCGCTAAAGCTGGCAAAATGATTTTAACAATTCAGGTCGTTGAATAATGGCAGTTGAGTTTCTGGTTCACGCCAGATCACATAAGATTTATCAAAAAGGCGCGATAAGTCAGTCAGTTAAAGATTCGCCTGCGGTTTGGGGGAGGATGGAAGCGCTCCCTGATTTTATTCGCGTGACTGTAACAGATGCCACTAAAGACGACATTGCAAAATACAATCAACAGTGGGTAGAAGAATACGAGCTAACCGAGGAAGCTGACTTCTTTAGGTTGCAGCATCTTGATAGAACAAGCGTGAACAGGCCAAGACTTGATCAGGCTAAGCGCAATAGATTTAAGCGGCTTATGCTAGAGGCTGGGGTAACTGGTGACAATGTGACAGTTTCAGGTGGTGGTTTGCTTATTCAGAAAGTAATTGATTTTAACACTATACAAGAAATAGTTAAGGACACGCTAAACGTGATGCACAAGCATAGGATGTTCCACGTAAGATCTGCTGTCATTGATAACGCTGTCGCTAATAATAATGATTCCTTTACTATTACCCTTGCACAGCTCGAAAACAATCTTGTGGATGGTCGAAACTAATGGCGGCTATTAGTGTACAGCAAGGCGGCGGCGGTGATTACACTACACTAGAAGCTGCGGTAGAAAATGCTTCAACCGTTGATGGTGATGTAATAACAATTTCCGGTACATGGACTATTCGAGAAGACACAAGAATAGCGGTATCAGATGCTCTTACGATTGTAGCAACAGGTGACTCAAAACAAATTGGTAGACCTTGGCGCACTGGTGATACTCACTATCAACACAGAAGCACATCAGCAGGTCACAGCTTTACAATAACTGATACCGGCGCTGTGACGTTTGAAGATTTGGATATAATCCTAGATCACACAGGAGTATCAGATGAGATATTCAGGAATAACGTATCTAATACATTTACAGCAAGACGATGTTTATTAGGGTTTGCTGTCAGGACAGATCAGCAGGATGTCTATTATAATGAAGCTGTATCAACAGCATTATTTGAGCAATGTCATTTCTATAATGCATATCGTGCAGTTTGCGATATTTTTGCATATGACACTGGATCAACAATAAAGTTTAACTCATGTACAGGGTATGACATAGGGTATAGCACAGGAGGCAGTACACGCTCCGGTGTTGTTGGTATGACAGGCAGCACAAACACACTTGTCGTAGATATGTTTAATTGCATATTTCATATTAATACAGGTAGCGCAATAACTGGTAACATATCTGGCGCAACACTCAACTGTTATACCGTAGTTACTAACCAGGCACAGATTTCGGCAGGTGGCGCTGGTCAGCTTGATACAAATACAGATAATACAGTAAACGCAGCAATCAATGATACTGATTCATCTGGTAACTATATACTCATAGACACAACAACCAGCCCGTATGATCTAAGGCTATTTGACAATGCAACAAACAATGCAGCGCAAGACCACAGCACTAATGCAACTGGTTTAGGGCTAACAATACCAAGCACTGATATTGTAGGAACATCGAGGCCACAAAACACTAACTATGACATTGGCGCGTTTGAGGTTGTCGCTTCAACTGGCGCATTTACACTAACGGCGGCATCAGGCGGTTACACTTATTCAGGAACGGCGGCAACTTTAGCGGCTGGGAAGATATTAACGGCAGATACTGGCGCTTATGCTTATACAGGCACAGCGGCTGAATTGTTACAAGGATTTAGCCTAGCGGCTGATTCTGGAGCTTATTCTTACTCAGGCACAGCGGCAGGATTAACAAAAGGATCGATATTAGCGGCAGATAGCGGAACTTATACATATTCCGGCACAAGTGCAGGCTTATTAGCAGATTACAGTTTATCGGCAGATACGGCGGGCTATGCTTATACAGGAACGGCAGCAGTTTTAACCTTTGCAAGTGCTGGAAACTTTACGTTAACTGCTGATAATGGAGTCTATTCATATTCAGGCACAATAGCGGCATTAACTGCTGATAGGGTATTAGTAGGATCGTCTGGTGGTTACGCATATTCTGGTACAACTGCCACACTATCAAAGGGTTTTAGTTTAGCAGTTGATTCTGGATCTTATACATATACCGGCGCAAATGTTGACTTTTCCACTAATGCTGTGCTAAATGCGTTAAGCGCTAATTATGTGTATAATGGTACAAATGTTAATCTATTATATACTCCAATAGGCCCAGACATACCAACGGCAGACGGTTTAACGGTTAGCGGTAGTTTTGGAAATGGTGTGGCATTTACAGCAAATTTTGGAAATGGCGCGGCAGTAACATCAAGTTTTGGAAATGGCGTATCGGTTAAGGGTAAATTATGACAGACATAAATAAAGGCGAAATCGGGCAACCCTTGAGAGTTAACCTTGGCGAAGATATAAGCGGGGCAACAAGCACGATTATTCTTTGTCAGCCCGAAGTCGGAACTACTAAAGAGTTCACAGCAACAGTTCCAGCTACGCCAGTGACGCTTCCAAATGGCGATGTATTGGCGGCTAACGAATATGCAGAATATACGACTCTTACAGTAGATGACTTAGATTATGCTGGAAGATGGAAAATGAAATTAAAGGCGACGTTCTCGGCTTCTGATATACGTCAAACAAACTATGTTAAATTTAGAGTTTTAAATTAGAGGATTAGAGAATGGCAACTTATAACAAGTTCAATCAATTTGTTGAAGATTTAGCACACAAAGTGCACGACATGAGCGGCGATGCTTTTACAGTAGCTTTAACGGCGGCAGCAAACGCACCAGTGGCGACAAACACAGTATTGGCTAACTTAACTCAGGTAGCTTACACAAACCTATCTAGCAGGGTTTTAGCTGCTCCAACAACAAGCGCACAAACATCAGGCACGTTCACACAGTTATGGCCTGATTTAGTTTTAACGGCATCTGGTGCTGTGGCAACATTTCGTTATGTGGTTATATACAACGATACACCAACATCACCAGCAGATCCTTTAATATGTTGGTATGACTACGGTAGTGATTTAACATTGGCATCAGGGGAGACGCTAACAATTGACTTCACTACTAGCTCGTTTACTATTGTTTAAAAGTTAAGCCCCGACAAGGCAAATGATGTGCAGCCCCGTAAAAGGAGGTGATCATCTGGTGATAGAACGCCTAAACTATCAAGCCTATCTCGCTGTGAAGTGATACAGGCTAACTTTACACTGTAAAGACTATAGGTATATCATGACTTGTGAAACATGCGTAACAGTAAAAGACAAACCAATGACCTACACTAAATGCAAAAAGTGTGGCGATTGGCGCACAATGACAGACGCGGAAAAGCAGCTTTCGGCCAAACCTTACAGATTTGGAGAAAACGGCCAACCTACGCGTAATTACACTTAAATTAATGGTAAACAAATCAAAGGTATGATTACAAAGTGGCTAGTAGAGTAGGCGCACCAAACAAAAACAAGCAGTTTCTAGTATCAAGGCTGAAAGATATGTTTGGCGAAGACTTCGATCCTATTATAAAAGCTGCTCAAAACGCGGTTAGAATGCAGGACATTGCAGATACAGCCCAAGACAGCAAAGGTGATTCAGAAGAAGAAATACTCTTCAGGCTTAAGGAGTTTGAGTTAAGGAAGGAATGCGTTAACTCATGGGATAAGATAGCAAAATATGTCACGCCTCAGTTAAAAGCAATCGAGGTCACTGGTGAGGATGGCGGAGAGATCCTAATTTCAAGAGTGGAGCGACTAATTGTTAAGCCTACAAATACCGACGGCTGAAGTATTTGAACCATTATTAACCCCAGCGAGATACAAAGGCGCATGGGGTGGTCGTGGTTCTGGCAAGTCTCACTTCTTTGGCGAAATGTTGGTAGATGACTCGATATGTCAAAAAGGCTTACGGTCTGTTTGTATAAGAGAAGTACAAAAGAGCCTCAAGCAGTCATCTAAGAAGCTTATAGAAGACAAGATACAATCATTAAGATTAGGTGAAGCTAATGGATTCAAGATATTCAATGAAGTTATTGAAACGCCTGGTGATGGCTTAATCATGTTTCAAGGTATGCAAGACCATACAGCCGAATCAATCAAATCATTAGAAGGCTTTAACCGGGCATGGATAGAAGAAGCTCAAACCATGTCTATCACTTCATTAAGGTTATTACGGCCAACAATACGCGCTGAAGATTCAGAATTATGGTTTAGCTGGAATCCAAGAAGAAAAACAGATCCTGTTGATATGCTATTGAGGCAAGGTACACCCCCAACGGGTTCAGTTGTTGTAAATGCTAACTGGGCGCATAATCCTTGGTTCCCTTCAGTATTAGAGCAAGAGCGTCAAGACTGTTTAAATCTGACTCCAGAAGAATATGATCATGTTTGGGATGGTGGCTATGCAACGGTTATGGAAGGTGCTTATTTTGCTAAACATATCGCACAAGCGAAGACTGATGGCAGAATAGGCAATGTTCCCCCTGATCCACTAATGACATATAGAGTATTTGTAGATATTGGAGGCACTGGCGCAAAGGCTGACGCTTTCACTATGTGGGTAGCTCAGTTTATTGGTTTAGAGATTAGAGTGTTAAACTATTACGAGGTGCAAGGCCAGCCGTTAGATAGCCATTTGAATTGGCTAAGAAGCAATGGCTATACACCAGATAAAGCCCAGATATGGCTACCTCATGATGGTAAGACGAATGATCGAGTTTATGACGTATCTTACGAGAGCGCATTAACTCAGGCAGGCTATCAAGTAACAGCTATCCCTAACCAGGGTAAGGGCGCAGCAATGGCGCGAGTTGAAGAAGTCAGGCGTTTATTCCCTAGTATATGGATAGATAAAACAAAGTGCGCTGGCGGTATAGATGCGCTTGGTTGGTATCACGAAAAGAAAGACGAAGTAAGAAACATAGGTTTAGGCCCAGAACACGACTGGGCTTCACATGGTGCTGATGCTTTCGGTTTAATGTGCGTAGCATATCAGCCACCAAGAGCGCCAGTAACAAGTATTGATTTCGCAACGGAGTGGTAAATGGCTACTAAAGACGACGAATTACACAGAACAGCTTTTACCCGCTTTGAGCGAGTTGAAACAAAAGAACGAAGCCAGCGGCGTTTAGCTATTGAGGATCTTAAGTTCGCACAGACTGAAGATGGTCAGTGGGACGAGTCTGCTATTGAGAAGCGGTCAGGCCGTCCACGCTACACTATCAACAGAGTGGCGGGCGCTATTGATCAGCTTATAGGCGATCAGCGACAAAACAGAACATCTATCAAGATTCGGCCAGTAGCAGGT